TGGTATTTATATATTATGGAAAAAGGATTTGAGAAACTTCTTAAGAAATTGTTGTTAGAAAAGTATCCGATTTATTTGGATGTCCATGTTTCCGAATCGGGAAAGTATACCCCTAATAAAAGAATTTGTTATGAGGTATTTCTTATTATTTTTGATGAATATTATGGAACATCTTGGAGTACAAAACAAATTGATGAGGTTAAAGAATATGTTAATACTCTTGCAAAATATATGGATATAAATATTTGTGTGGTTTATCATGAAGTTGTTAATGAGCAAGAATGGGAAGAGATGAAATTACCTATTAAAAATTAAACCCCCTCCCAACATAGGGGTTTTTTATTTCCTATAAACACGTATTACATTCCTTTCGGTCATTCCATATGATGACCCCCTTCTTTTAAATTGACCCCTATATGTAAAATAAAATTTTTGGAAATTTTTATGTAAAATGGAACTTTACTAATATGTAAAGTAAAACCCTTATAATATGTAAAGTGGGGATTTATTATAATTAACTGTTGTATTTATCAGTAAAGAATATTATTATGAAGTATATTATAACCGAGTCTCAGTATAAAATTTTGTTGGAGGATGATGACCGTCTGAACAGGATGGTGGAGAAGTATTTGAATACTGTGTTTGACAACTTAACTCAGGTTGATACAAAATTTGGTTCAGCGTATAAGTTTAATGATGACGAGGGGTATGCAATATTGGTATCTAAAACAAGTGACGGAAAACAATTGGCAATTGCATCTCCACTTATTAATAAAGTTACATCAATATTAAATACATTACTTGATTTGGATAGAGTAGGTGTCGTTAAAACCATTAGTAAGTATTGTAGAGAAGTATTGGGAATCAATTATGACTATATTCGAACTTGGCCAATTAAAATACCAGGACCTGATGAAGACGAGGATAATTTTTAATGAAATTAACGTATTTATAATAAACTAAATTAATCCCCCTCCAACAAAGAGGGGTTTTTTGTTTCTTATATATTTATTGTTGTATGAAAATCATTATCACAGAAAACCAATTTAAATCTTTATTAACGGAATCAATTGCTGATGATGCAGAATTAAGAGATATTATAAAAAATTATGAATCCACTGTTGTTGATTCAAAAGGTAACCATTATGTATTTGATGATAAGGATTCAAAAAACCCAAAAACTTTTATTTCAAATAATAAACTAAAAAAGGGTGGAACATTAACAATTGGGTGGGGACATACAGGTAAAGAAGCGACAATAGGAAATAAGATATTAAATTCAAAGGCTGAAGAGTTATTAACAAAAGATATTATAGAAAAAGAAAATATTGCAAAGAAAGTATTATTTCCAAAATATGATAAGTACCCATTATATATACAAAGGGTATTAGTTAATACCGTGTTTAGGGGGGAGGCAAAAACATCTCATGAATGGGTAAAGGCAATAAATTCAGGTAATTGGAGTTTAGCTGCTAAAAAATATGTGGAAGGATGGAACATTAATTTTTCTCAAGCAAAAGACCCCAAATATAAAGGTGGGGTTGCCAATAGAATGGTAAACAATCAAGAAGCATTTATTAAGTATGGTAATGAATTAAAAACAAAAAAACCTGTTGTTAAAAATTCCAAACCTGAAACCGAAAAACAAAGGTGTTTGAAAATGTTGCCAAAGGAGTTGGCTTATAGTCCTGAATGTGATAAGTACTTTAAAAGTAATTACAATATGGATTATGGTTATGATTTTCCTGAAATGTTTTATACCGTAAAATCAGGTGATACTCTTTCGGGAATTGCATCAAAATATGGTAAATCTGTTACTGTGGATAAGTTAAGAAAGTTAAATAATTTAACGTCAGATAATATCAAACCTGGACAAAGATTAAAAATAAAATAATAATTAATTCTTCTTTTTAAATTGTGTCCGGAAACGAAACCCGACTTCGTCGGTTTTTCTGAGCGACCGAACCCTTCGGGTCTTTTTCATTCACTAAGTTGTCCATTATAGTTGGTCTCTCAGAAAATGTCGGATATCTAAAAAAAAATTTTTGGAAAAATTTTGAACTATTGTATTATTATTATTATCTTTGTGGTATGATAATCGACAATTTTTTAAAAAACCTTACTATTGAAGAACTGATTGAGGTACAATCTAAATCTTCGGGTATAATCCATGATTATAAAGATGGATATTTTTATATCTGTGAGGTACGTTCTTATGGCCGTAATTGGAAGAATTCGGATATCTATAATACCCATACTCTTCAGGAGTTATGTTACCAATATGGTGGTGACGACGGTATTGTTGATGTATATTCTAATAACCCCGACTTATCTGGTATTGATAACTATGGGGTTCTTAAATTTATTCCATCCGTTGAGGACCATAAGAAATGGAAGGAATATATGTATCTTAAGAATTCTATTCCCCGACATGAGGTAGAACTTAAAGTGTGGGAAGAACGTGAAAATGTTCCATTCAGACAAAGACCGAGTTTCACTCCGTTCTATAGTCGTGAGGATATTGATGAAATGAAATTAAAGTTGGAAAACTTTGATATGAATTTTGTTGAACCTAAATCTTATATAAGTTATGATGAAGAATAATATTTCTTATTAAAGATATTTCTGAAGTAGACTTAATTGACGAGAATTTATGGGACCATTATAGTGGTCTTCCAAATCCTGCGTGGTATCAATATAAAAAAAAATTAAACAATGAGGAGGAAGATACGGATAGTAGTATTGATTTGGGAGTTATTGATGAAGAGGTTTAAACGTAAAAGAAAAAGTATATGGGACTTATGATTATTTTTTATAATCTGTAAAATAAAATCCTTATAATTTGAAAAAATGAAAAATTCTATTATCTTTGTTGTATGAAAAATCTTATTACATATTATTGTCGTTTTCTATATGACATTTTTTGGGCTCAAATCCTTATTGTATGGTCAATTAAATCGTTTAACGACCAATCTATTTTTATGTTTATTTTGTTTATCACCTTTTTCTTTTGGGGACTTGAAGACCTTATCACGAGACACTCCAACTTTATGAAATATTATCCGTATTTTGACCATAAGTGGGATAGGCTTAGTTTTTAGTAAGAGTGGGGGTTTTTTTATGTTAACCAAAAGTTAAGGGTATTAGGGTTTCGTTAAATTGTGGTAAGTGAATTGATTTAACCTATTTGTTGGACTATATATTTGTGTAATAAAAATAAAAAAATAAAATATGAAAAAAATTTACACAAGTATCTTAATGTTAATGTTTGTTTTTACAACAAACGCACAAAGTCAGTTTTGGACTGAGACTGATTATAAGGGAGCATTTCCTGTAACAGACAATACACCACAAACAGATTGGACTTATGGGTGGTCTAATTTTGAACCAGAAAATACAAATTACCCAACAACACAAACAACCGTTAGTACGGACATTACAACAAACACAACTTGGTCAGGAGTAATCAAACTTCAAAACAAGGTTTATGTTAAAAACGGAGCAACTCTTACTATTTTACCGGGAACAATTATCAGAGGTGACTACGCAACACAAGGAACTTTGATTGTTACAAGAGGTTCTAAACTTATCGCTGACGGAGAACAATTTAACCCAATTGTTTTTACATCTAACAATCCAATTCAACAAAGAACTGGTGGTGATTGGGGTGGTGTTATTATCTTGGGTAATGCTATTAACAACCAACCTGGCGGTGTTGCAAATATCGAAGGACTTACAGCAACAAACTTTACGCAACACGGAGGCACTAACGATAACGATGACTCAGGTGTAATTAGATTTGTACGTATTGAGTTTGCGGGTATTCCACTTGAACCAAACAAAGAGATAAATGGTATTACTTTTGGTTCTGTAGGTAATCAAACGTTGGTTGATTACATACAAGTAAGTTACTCTGGTGACGACTCTTTTGAGTGGTTTGGAGGAACTGTAAATTGTAAACACTTAATTGCATATTCATCAATTGATGATGACTTTGATACTGACTTTGGATACAGAGGTAATGTTCAATTTGGTTTGTCGATTAGAAATGAAAATTTGTCAGACGCTCCTGGCGACTCAAATTGTTTTGAATCGGATAATGACTCACAAGGTAGTGCGGCACAACCATTGACGGCACCTATTTTTTCTAACTTCACAATAATTGGGGCTAAAGCTAACGGGACGGTTTCCCTACCAATTGGTGAAAAATTTGAAAAGGCTTTCAGATTAAGAAGAAATACCGCAACTTCTGTTTTCAACACTATTGTTACTGGATGGGAAAAAGGATTATCCATTGAAGGTCTACCTGTAGAAGATAATATTTTAGGAGACACAATGCATTTCCACAGTAACATTCTTTCTAACTTTAACCCTGGTACTGTATGTATTACAATAACACCTGGATTATTATCATCGTATTTCTCACAAAACGCAAATGACTCAGTTTCAACACATTCAAACATCAATTGGGTAACACCATTTGTTCCACTTGGATTGACTCCTGACTATAGATTACAAGAAGGTTCAACAGCTGCGGTTGGAGCAAGTTTTCCACAAGGAGTATTTGGTGATTTAGCATCGGTAAAAGAAAAATCAGATGACTTTATAATCTACCCAAACCCTGCAAGTGATGTGGTTTATGTTAGTAAAAAATCATACATGGAGATAATCAACCAAAATGGTCAAGTAATCAATACTGTAAATGGTTATGAGATTAATTTAAGAAACATACCTTCAGGTATGTACTTTTTAAGAGTAAATAAAGTGAAAACTAAAAAATTAATAATTAAGAAATGATATATCTTTGGTTATTGTTAGGTATAATGTTACTTTTTATAATAAATAAGGATAGAAAAGATTATTTTAAATGGTCTGAAAAATAAAATGAACCCCATCTTTAACAGGTGGGGTTTTTTTTTGAACATAGAAGTATTTATTAATAAAGAAAATATTATGTCAAGAATTATAAGATTAACTGAGAGAGATTTAACAAGATTAGTTAAAAAAACAATTATGGAACTTGATAGGTCAACGTATGATAGAGCTGCAGATGTTGCGGGTGAAAAAGGATATAATAAATTGTCCGATAGATTTCGTGAACACGGAAAAGAATTTGGTTTAAATCAAGGAAAAACTGAGATTTTAATGGTGGCAGATATGGGAGGAGGTAATACGGGAACTTATCGAATAAGAATTACTAACATCAAAGATGTTTCTCACTATGACATTGATTCTGATGATGTTGAGATAACTTTAAAAACAGAAGATATGGTTGTCGGAGAAGAAAAAACCATTATGATAAACAAAAGGTCAGATAAATTAAAAATTTATATGCCTGGTATTCAATCAATGGCTTTACCGAAGACAAGAAAAGATGCAAACAAACTTTTAAACTACCTTGGAGACAATGATATTGATGTAAGTAATATTGACCCAAGAGCAATATCATATGAGGACAGTAACTTTTAAATAATAAAGGAATTAATATAAGAACCCCATTCTCTAATACAGGTGGGGTTTCTTTTTAGAATATAGAAGTATTTATTAATAAATTAAAATATTATGGGAAGAATTGTAAGATTAACAGAAAGAGATTTAACAAGATTGGTTAGACGAATTATTAGAGAAGGTGAAGATGAATATGAAGATTACACCTCTATGGACGATACCTCTATGGATGAACATATCAATTTTGATATTAAAACAACAGATTGTGAAGGTTCTAGTCTTGGTAATATGTCTTCAATGGGCGTTGATGAGGATGAGGACGGAAACATTGTTGTATTTATCAGATATTGTAAAGGTGACGACGAGGAATTAGAATATCTTAAAAGAAAGGCTAGATTGGAAATTAAATCAAATTATGGGTTAGGTAACATTATTGAAAATGACCTTGGACTTCCTCACCCAAATAAAACTGTATATAAAGAATTGTTTAATAGTAAACTATCAGAGGCAATCTCCGAAGTGGGTACAGACTCCGAAGCAATATATGACAGTCTATGTTTAAAACTTGATGATATTATGGAGAATTGGAGATATGAATCAGGTGACGGTGGGAGACACACATGGGGGGATGACGAAAATTAAATTAAAATATTATGAGAAGAACTGTAAGATTAACGGAAAGAGATTTAACAAGGATTGTTAAAAGAACTATTATGGAAATGGATAGAAGTGACCGAGAAAGAAACTATATTGAAGGTCCGTATAGTATGGGTAATGCTGACTATGAAAAAAATCATGAAAAATTTAATAAAGAAATGAGACAACAGGATGAGGAAAGAAAGTTTCATGTCCCAGGGTATGATACAAGTTCTGGTCGTGGGTGGAATGATGAAACATTAAGAGCCTTTGTGGAAGAAAATTATGGTGTGGAATTACCTGACGATTTAAGGATGTATCCAGGTATTGTATCTAATTGGTTAAAAGAAAACGGATACGAAAGATTATAATAAA